TGCTGGCCTTAACGCTCAAAGCGGAATGCTTTTACCGTCAAAAAAATTGCAAATATTTTTATCGCAAAAGGGCTATAATTAAATTTATAGTATCTAATCAAATGGAAGATAAAGTGACAGAGCATATCGCGCATGTAGACCCTATATCAGTATCATCAGTCATACTGGAAACAGCAGGATTCCCAGGCGCAATAATCGTTGTCATGTTTGGAGTTCTTTACTATTTTATAAAAACGCATAAAGAAGAAAGAGCCGCAATGGACTTGCGGTTCAGAGAAGAGAGGGCAGAATGGATAACTGCTTATAAAGAAAGTACAAAATTATGGGCTGACTTGCAAAAAGAGTCGTCCAGGGTGTGGGAAACGTCCCAAAAAGAACAAAACCTGCTTTTAAAGCAGCTGTTTATAAATCACGATGAAATCAAGCAAAGCATAACGAAATGCTATTAAATGCCCTTGAAATTTTACATGCAGTATTACCCATTATAAACACTGGATTGCTTATAATTCTGGCAAGAAACTCAAATTATGCACGTTACAAGTCGAGGTAAAAAGATCATGAAATATTTATTATTTTTTTTTATGGCGATAAACGCCTATGCAGATACACGGCCGGATCATGACATAAATGTATATCGAGAGCAGCAGCGTTTTTATGCCGATCTGGCAGCACAACAGGCTCAACGTAATCAAATGCAGCAGTTAATCGATCAGCAATGGCAGCAAAATAGATTAATTAAACAGCAAATGATTAACGATCAGTATCTACAAAATCAATGGCTGCAAGATGGAAATAGCCAATAAACTAGGACTACACCGGAAAACTAGCAACTCTTGAGTCTACCGGCGAGCTGTTTAACGACTTAGCTGTTCAATAATAGCCGCTTCAATAAAAGCCGAGCGGTTCCCGGTAATCCGTGCAAGCAATTCCGGCTTAATTCGGATCGTAAGCGATACTTTTTTGTTTGTTAAGCGTGGGCGTCCAGGGCATGTTTTTTCAGTTTTCATTGTGTTTCACCATTTATAAAACCAATACCTAACGCACTATCAAACCAGATAATAACAAGCTGTAAAAGTGCTTCTTTTCCTTCCTCTTCTGTTGCATAGTTTTGGCCCTGTTTAATTTGCGGCAAACTACACGTTACTTTATACCGCAAACTTTTATCAGATGTGCAATAGTTAATTGTGTTTGTGCGTCAAGCTCTGCTTTGTATCGCTCCATTTCCAAGCGCATTTGTTCAAGCTGTAGCGCATTATCAAGGCGCATTTGTTCAAGCTGCATTTGTACTTGTGCGGCTGCTTGATTCTGTGCTGCTTCCTGCTGTTGCTTCCAATTTAACACCTCGCCACGAACTTGTGCAAGCTCGTTTTGAATGGCGTAAAAATTAGGATCAGTCGGTTGAATCTGCACTTCGCCCATATTGATCCCATACTGTTGGGCTAATTGGGCAAAATATGCTTGTTTTTGTTGTGGTGAGCCGTGGCGCAATACGTTGTCGGCCTCCATCAAGGCTTTAACCGCTTGCGGTGCTTCAATGCCAAGCCCACGAATGTTCTGCATATAAGGCTCAATGGCCTGCTGCATTTGATCGGCAAATTGGGCTTTTGACAGCAAAGGCTGAACCCCTGCTTTCATTTCTTCTTCACGTTTCCAAGCGTATTCTTTTAGCTTTGGATCAGCGGTTGTCCAGGCTTCGTGATAATCCTTCTTCCACGATGCTGGTGGACGTTCCCAAACTGGAGGCTCTGCTGGTGGCTCAAGATTGGGTTGTTCCTGCGTCCTTACTGCCTCGACTGGTGCTTCATTCTGAACCTCATCGAACTGCTGTGACAGTAATTCTCGACGATCTGGCTGTTCAGTATTTTCCAATTGCATACCCCTTTAGGTAAATTTACGGCGTAGTTGTGAAAGAACTTGATTTGCCTGTTTGTGCGTCATGTTCGCCAGCTGCTGCCGCATGACTTCCCTGCGTGTGTCTTTTGGCGGTGGCAACTTGGTTTCCATCTTCTCATTGCCCACTTCAAAGCAATTATGTTGACGCAAGTGTTCCCGATGTATTGACCGGCTCGTAATCATTGACCCGTCAATCATGGATTTGTAGGGTTGAATGTCTGGCATCACCATTGGGCCAAGGCTCTCGTAATGCTCTTTTGAGCCTTTCTCGACCAGTTCGCCATTAACGTATATGTAAGTTTTTTTCATAACAGAGCTATAACGTCCTCATCATCCATTTCTATGTGTTCGTTGTAAATCCGGTTTACCCGATCTAAATCAGCCAACATCGCATCGTAATTGATTACCGCCGGCGCTTGGGCTGTGGCCTCAATGACAAACGGTTCTGCAATTTCCTCTGCAATCCTTGGTTTACCCTCTACTATTTGCTCAAATAACGCAATAACCTCATCTCGCCTTGCTTTTGCCTTTGCTGCCTCTGCCTTGCGGTGTTCTTCTTCCTTTCGCTTGCGGTCAACGCCATCGTGGGTGTCAACGTCAATTAGGACGGGTACATAATCCCATGTCGCATCGTCCCACGTTCCGGTGTCCCAATACCCGTTCATGCAAGCTCAACCCCAGCGGCTCTCCCATCTGCGCCACGGATAATCTTCTTAGGCGCTGCAATAACAGTTATCACGCCGTTAATTTTATCCATTGCGTTGTTGTGCATATTGTTCATGTTTTCGTGCATCTGCACCATGCGGTTCATTGCTTGCGTCACATTGTCACCCAGTTCTGCGGCAATCTTAGTGCTTGCAGCCTCTTGCGCCTCAAGTAACGGCAAGTCTAAGCCTGGGTTCGCCCCAATCCTAGCCACCATAATCTTGGTTGCAGACTCTAGCTCAGTTTTCCACTTTTCCAATTCTTCGGCAGCTTGCAACTTGGCTTGTTCCATTGCCTGCATATATTGTTGTTTTTGCGCCTCAAGTTGGGCATCTGCTTGCAGTTTCATTTGTTGCATTTGAACGTCTGCCTGCGCCTTGGCTTGGGCAACTTGAATATCGGCTTGCGCCCTCAGTTGTTCAGCCTGCGCCGTAGCCTGCATCTTCATCTGCTCGTTTTGGGCTTGAGCCTGCATCTTCATTTGCTCAAATTGTTGCTCTGCCTGCATCTTCATGACTTCAGGGTTTGGCGGTGGTGGTTGCTGCGCCATTTGCTGCTGTTTCATTTGCAACTGTTGCATAGCTTGGTCAATCGTACCCTCAATCGGTGCGGCTTTCTTGTATGCGCCAACGCCAAATTTGACCAATTCGATCAGCATAGGCACTAACTCTGGCGCTTGTTGACCCATTGGCAACGCTTGCGTCAAGAACCCACCCATCGCTTGCAAGAACTCAACTCGCTCACGTTTGTTTTGGTTCTCGTCGATCTGCACCAGGCTATCTGAATCGACTTGGATGCGGAACGAACGTAATGGCTTGTCTTGGATTAACTGCAACGCCTGTGGGATTAGCGCCTGATCTGCCGGCTGCATACCTTGTGCGGCAGCGTACATAAGGATCGTGGTGGGTTGAAACTTAGTGCAAATAACTTGGGCTTTTAACTGGAATAGCTCACTCGCAAACAAGGCAACATCTTCTTGCATCGAGCGCAAGCGCAGTCCTGCATACTGACCCTTAATCTGTTGTGCCGTGGCGGTTTCAGAGGCTTGTCCCTGTCCCCGAATAATGTCACTAATACCTGTAATTTCATAGATTTGGGTTTTGATTTCATTCATTGCTCGATAGCATTGCATGAGCGTTGCCGCCATCACATCAATTGGCAACAAGTCAATCGACCCTTTCAAACCGCCTTTTTCAGAGAACGCCATCCACTTATCAACTGGGATTAGCGTATTGTTATCGCCCTCAGTCAAAAGACGCTGCAAAGTGGGTTGTGATGCGTCATAGACCCCACGAACACGCAATGCCTTAACCAACCCGTCAATGCGGTCAGTCAAAATGTCTAGGTCTGTCGCTTGGTCTTGATACAACACAAAGTCTGGCACAGGCACAAGCGTGTCGCTCGTCATTGTGGCGTACAAAGGTTTGGCGCAAGGGAAGAAGTTCTCAAGCTCGAGCGGATCATCACGCTCGTCAAGAATGTTTGGGCAACTCTTACTGATCCAGTAAACTTTGCCGCTTTCTTTGTCCCATAGTTCGCAAATCTTAGCCCGTGTGAAGTCTTTGGATTGTGTCGAATACTGCTTATTGGTTTCAGGCCCTGCATCCAACGGAATGGATTTAGCCGTTTCCTCGCCAAAACGTTCGATCAGGCTGTCTTTGGTCATGTACACCCAGCGCCAGACTTGAGTGACTTCCTCCCATGTACGAGCTACAGAATGTCCAAAGTCTTTCCAATGCACGTAATCGGTAGGCGCACACTCGTACTCAATTTCCTCTTGTGGCTCGACTTCCTCACCCATAGCGCCATCAAGCGTCATTGCAGTCTTGACTTGCTGACCTGTACTGTCAACTTCGTCCACATCTTCGGTCACTTGCAGCCCATCTTCGGGAATGTCTTGCGCCCGAACGTGCGGCTCGTAGCGAACCCATGCCACGCCTCGACCACCTAAGAACCTGTCCTCAACTGCGTGTTTCATGGTCGATCTGAAATCGGTGTAATGCTCGATCTCAAAGTCCAAGGCACGTTCAATCAACTGGCTGGCAACACGGGCAACTGGGTCGTTATCCCCAAAGCGTCGAGAAACGTCAGCCTTTGGCAACCTGGCATATACCGCAGGGATCAACGTCTGTACGTTAGACCACAAAATGTTAAATTTAGCGGTTTCGTTGGTGTTCTGATTGCGGTTGTCATCACGGTAGCGCCTCACAATCTTGTTTGTGCGAGCTTCCCACTTCTTGAACTCATTGTCGTATTGGCTGATTACATTTAGCCACTTTTGAACGCCAGTCAATGCTTCCATCTTAGTATCTCGCAAAAATTACGTCACGGTTTACCCGCCCGACAATCTCATAGCCCCAACCTTGGAGTAATCCGATTGTGTCCTCGTCGGTGTATCCATAACGACTGCCCAAGCCTTTCAACTCAAGAGTGATAACCGGATACGTCTTTTTAATGGTTCTTTCAGCCCCAAGCAATGCTAGATGCTCGTAGCCTTCAATGTCTAACTGAATGAAATCGCAGTTATCTACGCAAAAAGAGTCAATTGTTAGCACCCGAACGTCATTACCGGCCTTTAATTGGTGCGCCCCAATGTTCTCAGGGTATGGGTGATCGACTGACGCTGTGCCAATTTTGTCACCAAATGCAGCCCAATGATGCTCTATGTTGTCACGGCCTGCAACGTTTAGCAGCAACGCTTGGTAATTGGTTAAATCAGGCTCGACTGTAATTACACGCTCAAATTGCCCTGCCATCGTAGCGGGATAAACGCCGATATTGCCACCGGCCTGAATGACTGTGCGGAATTGGTTGAGATGGGTATAACTCACATTCAAGTCTGGTAGCTCAACCAAGAGTGCGTTAATACAGCACTCGTCAATATCGGGAACTTGCCAGCCTTCAACCAATTTCATACGGTATCCTTGTTTGTTCCCACGGTCTAGGCTTGCCGTGAAATATCACCACCTTGGCATTGTCTAACCCTTTGGGCAACACATCAGCCTTAAAGCTAACAATTCCATCTGCAATATCTTGCCAGTACGTCACTTTGTCCCGCATATGGTGTTCGATATAGCTCTGATCGCCACCCGCTGCGTACATCTGTAATGCAGCGAACTTGTCGTACAAATCAACAGGTTTCGACCAATACATCATGCTCGACTGCATCGCTTTTGGGTTGTACTGACCCCGATAAACGTCACGCATAATGACAAAATCGTGCTGTTTTGCCGCCTCAATCATTGCCGTACAGTCACCAGTCAGCACAGTATCAAGGTCAAAGTACAGCGCACTTGGTAGCCTGAACAATTCCATCTTTGCCCACCAACCAACCCAGTCATGCATCAAAGGGATGGTTTTGCACTTCAACTCAACGTCCGACAGACACACAAACTCATGCGGTGGCAGATACTTGGCGCACATCTTTTGCAACGCATAAACGTGTTCAGGCTTGAAATCACCACCTGACCGCAATACGCTTGCTACGATCATGCGCTAAAAATGCCAATTGCCAACACTTCCACGCCTGCGCCTGTCGTGATTCTCCACGATCCAAACTTAGAAATAGCGCCTAACTCAATGTTGTAAGTGTTAATGCCTGTGCCGCACAACGCTGGCAAAACGGTATGTGAAACGCCTGCACCATCAAACAAAACCACATTACCGGATGCAGCTGTTGACACGGTACAAATTAAACGGGCTAAGTAATCACCAACTGCACCTGTACCGCCTAACACTTGTGCCGTTTGGCTTGCTGCAACGTGTTCGTATTGATACTCATAAGGATGTTGTACGCCGCTCATAATCTTCTACTCCGGTTAGTGGTGTGGGTTGCCCACATATCATTTAAAGTAACTGTGTTCTCAGGCCCGACAATCAACGGTTTAACAACATCTGGCTGCTTAACCTTTGGCTCTAGCCTCCACGCAATTGCCAACATTCGGAACGCATCTGCTGGGTGGCTTGTCCAATCATGCCTGGGCGTTTGCCTAAATGCCTTCTTGTCCTCGTCGTATTCACGTTGATATTGCCGTAAAGCCTCTAGCCCATCGTGCGTTCGTTCGCTATCAAACCAACATTGCGGCAACATCTGACGCACCGCCTGAATCCCGTCTTGCACCGACAAGTCAGGCACGATAGCCATGTTGTTGATGCCTAGATACTCACTCAATTGCTCAATAACTGACTTACCCGCTGCTGCTAGAGTTTTAGCCCTTGCATCGTGCGGTAGGTAATGTTTTGCGTATTTATACGGCTTTTCTACGACTATTTTAGCTATTTCTGCAATGTTTGCACCACTTATTGCAAAATAATCAATGATGTGGATTTCGTTGCGCACGACTTGATACCACCAAATAGCCGTGTCATCTCGATAGCCTAAGTCCCAAGCCGTGTAAGTCGGTAGGTGCGGATCGTAATCAACACGCCTAACTTGACCGGCATCTGTGATCTTGCGTATGTCCTCGCCATAGAAAGCGCCAAGGATTGCCGCCTCAAACGAACACTCGTATTCTTGTAAGAACTGGTCATCGCTGATCTGTGCGGCAGCTGCCCGTAGCTCTGTGTCAGGCAGCAGTCCAGACTCACTAGCCTTTAAGACAAGGTGAAACCACTCGTCAGGCGTTTTCTTAGCTGTTTCAAATATCTGCCAAAACTGGTTTTTTCCTTTTGGCGTACCGGCGAACACAGCCCAACCTTGTTTGTCTGACAATGTAGGTCGAATGACGTTACCCCACACGCTAGGCCGAAAGTCACCATACTCATCCATGAACACACCATCAAATCCTAATCCCCGCATTGCGTCAGCATTATCAGCACCAAACAAGCGTATCTTGCCGCCAGTTATAAGCTCAATGGTCAGTTCGGCCTCGTTGCTTGACGCAAGAACTGGCGCTGCAAAGTGTTTAAGGTAATCCCAAGCCACAGACTTAGCCTGGCTGCGGAATGGCGCAATGTAAGCAAATAGTGGGTTTGTGCTTTTGCACATGAGTGCAGCCCGAACAATGTCGTTAATGGCTGCGACTGTCTTGCCGGCTCGTCGGTGTGCAACAAGGCAAGCCCAACGTTCGGTGCGGTTGTGGAATGGCTTGAACGCACCCCGTGGACTATATGGCAGGACTACTTCCCGTCTTGCCACTTGACCACCAGTTCAATTGGGCCATCATTAGCGCCAGTATGTTCGGTTCGTGCAAGTTTAGGAACGTGGTATTCAGCAACAGCCATAAAACAATCAAAGGCTGTCTTTGGACCATACCGTTCATCTGTTGCAATTTGGTCAAGCCATTCTTGTAGTTTGTCAGCATTACCGTCTACAAAGGCTGCTATAGCCTCTCTAGCTTTGGTTGTGCTTTTGTTAGGAATACCAACAGGTCTACCTGCGCCTTCCCTTTTGCCGCCTTTGATAGTCTTAGATTGTTTTTCAGTTGCCATATCTTTTCTCAATGGTCTTAGATTTAAGATTGGTTGAGTTTAGCTTACTTATTGCGTTCGCTGATATTTTTCGCTTTTGCCCTTGCATCTTCTTTGCTTGATGCGCCCCATGCTTTTAAGGCTAAAGCTAGTCTAGTCGGTTTCCCGTCCTTTTCCATTGGCCCTGGCATATTGCCCATTCGTGCAAGAAAACTGGCTCGTCTTGGGTTATCGCCTGACTTGACTGGTGGCTTGAGGTTCATGCCCTCTGCTTTGGCACTCGCTCGACCCTTGGCATTTAGACCGCCAGCAGGGTTCTTTCCCTCTTTGCGCTGCCAAGCCGCTGTCATTTCTTTTCGTCTTTAGCTGTCTTAGCTGATTCTTTAAAGTCTTTAGCCGTGGGTGCGCCTGGTGATCCTGGCTTTCTCATGCGTTCACCACTTCCGGCTTTGATTCGCTCTTGTTTGGCTAAGATGTTTGCGTATAGTCCCGCTTTCATTTGAACGCCCTCAATTTGTAAAGTGTTGAGTTTAGTAAGCCTGCAATCTCGTCGATTATGTTCTGTAGCTCTGTGTCTTTAGGCAATTCGTCACGAATGTCCTTTACAAAGGCTTTGACGCTTGTGATGTACTTAACTGGGTCTGTCGCTAGGTGAAAGTCTTTTGGGTAGCTTTTGATCTGCTCGTAAGCCCCTTGGTACGTTTCTGCCCAAGTATCAACTAAGTCAACGATGCCTTCGTAGTATTTTTGCAACGCTTTATGCTTGGCATAAGAGTCAGTCGCAAGGTGCATAAAATGAGCATTTGTCCCGCTATGGAACAAGGTTGCAACGAATACGGCAGGATAGTCCATAGTGACCTCATAGGGTGGCTATCACAATTGTACAACCGCCGCCCAATTTAATCACCCCCCTTGCAATTTCTATTTTGTCAAACTGGCTATCATCGTCAAACACGCCTGCGTTGCCTAAACTGTCTAGCAAACTTTTAAGTCTGTTATCCAAATCTTGCTTGCGCCGGTCTTTGGGGAATATGGTAATAATGGCTTGCAGTCTAGCATCCCCAAAATTAGGAGTTTGGTTGATTGTGACGTATTCCTGAACGGTTGCTTTATAGTTTCTTGCGGATTTGCTTAGTATTGTTCTGCCGTGGAAATTGCGCCAGTAAGCGTTTACTGATGGTGGTAAAGGAAGTTTTAAGGTTGCGATCATAGCAATGCCTCAGTTTGGGCTAATAAGTCCTCCTCCGTCACGCCATATTTCACCACAAACGCCTTTTTACCCAATCCATGTACCCCATCATTGCCCACATGATGAGTCGGGCATAACGGTATAACCGGCGAATTTTCACGTTTCATCCCTAACCGTCTAATGTGATGGATGTGGGCCGGCGTTTCCCCGTATCCCAAATGCCTGCAAAGTGAACATCCAAGGTTTGCCAGTTTCTCAAAGTGTTTACGTTGCGCTTTGGTCAACTTGAGCCTCTGTCCATTCCTGAAGATCAACCACCACAATCTGCATATCTACCGCAAAATCAGCGGCAACATCAAATTGACCTTTTAAAATTGCGCTTTGATATTGATGCGTCAATTTTTTAAGTTTAATTAGGCTTTCAGAATAGTCGATCATTTGGTTATCTCGCTACATTCAAATTCTTT